CGGGCGCGTAAAACCCTGGCGATACGCCTGATCTAACCGTCGGACCGGTTGTTGCTAATGAGTGTGGTGGTGTTCCCGGATCCCTCATGCTAGACACACACCCCTGGGAACATTCAGGAGTGATACATGAAGGCGCTACTTGTTGTATGAAAGTAAATTTTTATATGTTTCCTAGGTATAATCGATGCATAATATATATTACAACCAAGCAGGTCCCATTCCACGACTCTCCGTCGCTAACGTAAACTGGATATGGAACTAGAGCGCGTCATAGTTCGCTGTTGAGGATCTAATGCGAAGTGCTGTGATAGTGGTGCCTGTGCCCGCCGTGGCGAACTGCAACACGTCTCCCAACTCCGCTCGTACTCCAAAGAGATGTATTCCTTGTGTCGCTGAAAATGTCACAGCAAGTGATTGAATTGCACCGGTCGTGGTTACCATAGTTGGCAGTGGGCAAGCGGCAGTGATGCCAGTTCCCACCGTATTGACTGCGATCATGTACTCGCCTGGTGTAGTGAACACCAGTTCGTTGGCGGTGCTAGTGTAGGGGTTAAACCCCGTCACAACACCGCCTCCAGGAAAGGGTGTAGCGAAAACTGTGGTTGCATACGCAATCTTACCACTGGTAGCTGGGCCATCAGTGGGTTTGCGCAGTTCTACAGTATATTCGACGTACAACTCTCCGGATACGACACCGTTGCCATACAAGCTGCTCAAACACATCGCCCCGAAATCGTAGGTCTTAATGTCTAAGTTAGCTTGCAGGACCCCGGCTCGAACGTACTTGTAACCGGCGTCACAGTTGATGACCAGATCATTCGAACTCCAAGCATTAACTTCCGAGTTCGGGACTGTCTGCGCCTGTGACGCTTTGTTGGTCGGCAGCCCATCGGCTGCATCGTAGTCAAACGACATCATGATGACCCCGCTGGTTGAGGTCGCACAAACTGACCGGTATTCAAATTTGAGCTTCTTGAACCTGTACTCCTCATAACGACGTGCAAGCTTCGACAGCCACGGAAACGTTCCTGGCAAGCCAGGATTAACGTTAAACAATTGGGCTGTGTAGTTGATGTTGTTTGTGATGGGGCACAGGAAGCTCCTGTGAGATATTTCGACTGAACCATTCGGCTTGTTGTTAATTCGGGGGGCCGCTCCGGTTCTCTTAGTCGCGATGGACACTGGTGCCATCATCTTCTTATCATTCTGGTTGCTGGTTCTAGCGGTGGCCGACTTGGGCGCTCCCTGCTGAAAACCTACTCGCAGATTCTTGCCTTTTCGAGTCATGATTGGGTTAATGTAATATACGAGGTTGGCTGCTATAGCTCGTTTCAGACCTTTGTTGATATTGGCCTCGTAAAACTTTAAATCTGATTCTCGTAGTTCTGAGTTAGTTGTTGCTAACGCGTTCTCTGAATCGTGTGATCTACACGTTTCGTCAAATTCGTTAAGTGCTGGTTTGGTGGGATATGCGACAGATGGTTGAAATTGACCGTCTGACCAGTACGCCCCGCAAAAATTCGTGTGGTAATCTATCTTGTCCTAATTGATAAATTAGCGCCGGCTTCTAAGCAAAGATGCAATCCACAACGGGGGGACAACAATTATCCCCCTTGTCATAAGCGTACTCTGGATGCATTGCATCCTCCACCACCGCACTCAAAGTCATCGAAGCGTAATACGCTTCAATAGCAATCTGGTGTTCCGGCAACACACCAAACGCGAAGTAAAAACTACTGCGACTAACTGAACTACACGAGAGTTCCCTACCTGTGAGATCTTTCACACGTTCGTAATATGAGGTATTTTTGAACACTGTCCTCTTAAACCCTTCTCGACAGGGCCTACCTGACCTTTTAAAGGTCTTGTAGAACTCCTGGAGAACCGGAATACCGGGGGTTAAGGACAGCCCACAGCTGCCAACAGCGTCATACCACTGTTGCAGTGCTTTGGCGTTCTGGATTGGAACTAAGCACATAGGATCTTTCTGGAGACAATTGGTGAGATTACGGACCATAACGTACTTCTCTCCATCGTGCACCGGGTGTGATTGGCAGAACTCAATTTGTTCGAACTCCCTGACCGGCTCTTCAACGGTCATTCTGAAGCCCTTACGTTTAAAGTACTCCGGCACCCCTGCAACATATTTCTCCACATCCTCCTCTTCCATGATCACAACGCAATCGTCACCATTGTTCATTAACTCCACATTAACACCCATGCTCGCTGAGTACGCGTAAACTAGCCCACACATGATAAGACAATTTCCCATGGAAGTGTTCAAATCTCCAGAGCAGCGAGTGCCCTTGATTTTGAACTTAATCTTACCATCGTCGCAATAAGCGACTCCAGTGTTCACTAACTGCCAGTTTAACAACTGCTTCAACATCATCTGCCTCTTAACCTGACGGCTATGAATCTGCAAATAAAATGAATGCTCGTACCTCAGACATGGAATGCTAACGTGTGCGTCAAACTTCTCGGCGTCCAGCCCCACTGCCACGGGTCGCTTAAAAAGCTTCCACTTGGCGTGCGCAACAGCCGCAGAATCCGCAACGTTAAGCCCCTTGATAACTGTATGCGCTGTGCGTGCCCCATAAGCTTTGTTGATAGACCGATACAACGGTTTCTCCATAAACTTAAGATAACGCCCCAGCTCCAAGTTATACCTCTTCGAACGCGGATTAATGCCCCGATTGGCCTTATCCAAGTTCTGTTTCTCAAACTTACCAAACATCATGAGTGAAGCATCTTGATGATTCACCGCATCCTTCATCAAAGAAATAGCTGCTTTGGCATAGGCTTCTCGCTTAGGCCCTGTGTATGAATTAACCACATCGGCAATCGACACTACAGGGGCTTTACAGGAGGCCACAACCTGTGCTCTAAAACTTCTTAGATGGACATCTGTCTCGTAAGCTCGACTACGCACCGGGAGAGCAGGCTGAAATCCTTCCTTCTTCGTTTTCACAAAGAAATAACGTTCTCTCAGCGCTCGATCCACAGCGCGCATATTGTTGTTATACACACCAAGATGGTGTGATGGACCTAAGTCACGGATAACAACGAAACTCCGTGACTTGCTAGGCTGCCCGTTTGGGTGACAGGTCAACGCCCCGACATGTGTGGGAATGGGCAAATTATGCTCACACCACGTGTCGACTCCTGGCACCCGCACTGGGCGGCCCTACGCACGCGGCACCGCGTACTGGGGGGACGAGCTGGGTCTATTCAACAACCATCTTTGGAACCGCGACATGCGCGACTCGACGGTCGGAACCCTATAATGCACATCCGCACTCCAGTATGCAGCCATAACTCGGGGCAGGTGAACCGCCCTGTCCACCTCCCTGACGTTATAGTCCCGCATCATTCTCAGAGCCTCTCGCTCTAAGACTAGCTCATTACCTTGAACGGAAGGGTTGAGTTGACCCAACTTGCCACGCAACGCAACCACCACTGCTGCTGTGAATCGCGGAATGGAACGCACCCCCTGCACTCCCTTAACGGGTTTGAGCATAACCGCTCCCTGGGGCTGAAGGTTCACATTCCTCACAATCAACGCGGTGGAAGACGAGCTGGGCACTGGCACCTGTTTGACAGGTGGGTCCATTCTCATCTCATAGCCCTCATGCTCGCTAATGTCCTCCATCGTCGCTGCGATGATTGACTTATGCGCGCCGTAATCCAACGACTGCATGAGTGCCTTCCTAACAGCAAGCCGATCCGCCTGATCAAGCTTGAACTCAAGGTGGTCCTCAGGAACAGTGCAACACAAAAGGTTGAAGAACGTGCTAGTGTAATACATTTCTGCAAAACCGCTCTTAAAACTGTCCCATTTCTCCGCCCACAAATTTCTACGCTCTCGAGTGTGTCTAGCACTCACTTCGTTGACTTGGAATTCTCGTTTCTCGTAAAAATTGTTCTGCATGGTGGATTGAAAAATTGAGGGGTGACTTTATTTAAAACGGCATCTAAGCCTTATGGTCGGTCACACCAGCTGCAGTATACCGCTACAGCTCCCTGGAAATGTTTACAGAACAAATCCAAAATCTGGCTACGTCGGACCCTCTAATATGGGCCTAGCTACAACGTCCGGGGTTGGCGGAATCCCCTGTTTGATTTCACCTTCACTGTCACCGCGGTCGGATTGGTTACCAAGCTTTCTCACCTGGACTCACCACCAACCACTACAGCTAGCCACGGCTAAATCGAACTATCGTGTCCTTCGGCAATCGCAGACGCCGCCACCCGTAGCCAATGCCCGGGTGGCGGAGGGTACTGTACACTAAGCGCTCCCTATAAGCGCCAATGGCCACTATCCAG